TGTATCGGCTCGATGAGTTCCACGCTCATTGTGGCCTGGACCTCAGCGAACCGCTCTCCCGTCGCACCCGCAACGGCGAAGTGGTCAATTCTCAGGTACTCGCTGTCGTTAAGCACCGTATGTTTGAGGATGGAACTCAGGCGTTTGCGGAGGTGAGCAGGACGGCACCTGCCACCGAGTAATCCACACTCAACCTCGGAGGGGGCTTCGGTCCCCTCCACCATTTGGATAACTCCCTTTGGAAAACACCCCCAAATCAAACGCTTGGTGAATACCTTGACCCAATCCGAAGCTGAACCTGACGCAACCTTGGCTCTGCTCTCCGAGCGCGGCAAGACCCACGGAGACTTCGCCAACCACGCAGGCTGCACTCAGGAACTCAAGATCGCCATGCAGCATTGGGCCAGCGTCTCCGGTAAAGACTGGCAGACCCTCCCCAACACCCACCGTGAAGCCTTGGAGATGATCGCCCACAAGATCGGCCGCATCATCGCCGGCGACCCAGACTTCCGCGATCACTGGGACGATCTGGCAGGCTATGCAACTCTAATCGCACAAAAGTGTACAAAATGAGGTGCAGCAAGTGACCCCCATCGTCCTTCTCGCCGAAGCCTACGGCGAAGCCGAAGCCCGCCACAACGCCCCACTGATCGGGGCGTCAGGCATTGAACTCCTACGGATGCTGGGGGAGGCCGGGGTCATTGATCTATCCCCCGTCGACCGTGACCTAATCTCCCTCTACTACCGCACCAACGACAATCGCCGCATCATTGAGATCTGGTCCCATCACCCCGAAGTCCACCGCACCAACGTCTTCAACATCCACCCTCCCGCCAATGACCTTGGGCATTTCCTTGGGGCGAAGTCTGATGCACTCCCCGGTTATCCAATGCTCAAGGTCAATCCCCAAAAGGGTCGGCCGAAGCCTCAGGGGCCTTGGGTCCGAAAGGAGTTTGCCACAGAACTGGAGCGCCTCGCCGATGAGCTGTGCAATCACAATCCTAATATCGTGGTTTGTCTTGGCAACTGTAGTCTCTGGGCCCTTACTGGTAAGACTGGTGTCTCCAAGCTTCGGGGTACGACTCTGTTGTCTACTCATACAGTGGATGGTTTCAAGCTACTTCCTACTTACCATCCCGCTGCAATATTGCGGAACTGGGACAACCGCCCCGTAGTCATTGCCGACCTGATGAAAGCCCATCGCGAATCGCAGTTCCCTGAGATAAGGAGACCCCATCGTGAAATCTGGATCGAGCCGGCCATCGAGGACATTGATCGATTCATCCACGAACATATCTTGAGATGCGGAATCTTATCTGTTGATATCGAAACAAGTGGAACACGCATTACGTGTATTGGCTTCGCCCCAACCTCAGGTCTTGCAATCGTTATTCCATTCGATGACAACCGAACAAAGAACGGTTCTTTTTGGGCAACTGTACGGGATGAGGCTAGATGCTGGGAGCTTGTTCGATCAGTTCTCGAAGATGCTTCTACCCCCAAACTCTTCCAAAACGGCTGCTACGACATCGCCTTCCTCTGGCGGTCAATGAGGATCAAGGTTCTTGGTGCAGCCGAGGACACCATGCTCTGCCACCATGCGATTCAGCCTGAGTCGTTGAAGGGTCTAGGCTTCCTCGGCAGTATCTATAGTGACGAGGCCACCTGGAAAGGAATGGCAAAGCATGCGAAAACCATTAAGCGTGATGACTAATGAGAATCATTAAAACCCACGAAACCGACCTGTCCTCCCTCCCCCCTTGGGACGCCGACATGGTCTACAACGGCCTCGATTGCTGTGTAACCCAGGACGTATTCAATGCCATCCACCCGCAACTCGACGAAGACACCGCGAGGACATATGAGTTCTCGAAAGCCCTCCAAGGTCCCGTATTGGAAATGCGGATACGTGGCGTCTTGGTCGACCAAGCGCGACGAATGGAAGTTGTTGATGAACTCTTCGAGCAAGCGGACGTTCTAGAAAGGCAGCTCAATCGCATTGTCCTTGACGGTGTCGGCCTTCCCACCTTCAACTGGCGATCCCCTGTCGATCTCCAGCGACTCCTCTACCACGAACTCGATATCAAACCCATCATCCGCGGAGGTCGACCCACTGTTGACCGTGGCGCAAGGGAGAAGATCGAATCCTACCCGATCGCCACGCAGATCATAAAGCATATCAACGCACTCACGGAACTTGGAGATAAACTCAGTGTTCTACGAACAGCGATCGATCCTGATGGACGAATTAGAACAAGTTATAACATTGCAGGTACGTCGACTGGCCGATTTAGCTCATCACTATCCGAATTCGGCACAGGAGGAAATCTCCAAAATATTGAAGAATCTCTCCGTAGCGTATTCATTGCTGATCAAGGTTATAAATTCGCCAAATATGACGCCAAGTCCGGTGAGTCCTTCTGCGTCGGGGCGATCGAGTGGAATCGATTCGGGGATGGACGCTATCTTGAAGCCTGTGAGTCTGGAGACCCTCACACAGCGGTTGCAAGAATTATATGGCCAAACCTTGGGTGGACCGGCGACCTTCGACGAGACAAGGCTATTGCTGAAACACCTTATTTCCGCCACCATAGCCATCGCTTCATGTGTAAAAAGCTTGGCCACGGATCGAACTACGGAGGCAAGCCCACAACTCTTGCCGAGCAATCCCACCTCCCCATCAACGTCGTCGCAGAGTTCCAGCCCAAGTATTTCAGCGCCTTTCCAGCTCATCAACTTTGGCAAGCAGGGGTTGAGGATCAACTTCGTCGAGCCGGATTCCTTATTAGCCTTACTGGAAGAAAACGGTGGTTCTTTGGTAGAAGAAGTGACTCAAGTACCCTCAGGGAAGCGATTGCGTATGACCCTCAGTGTTCGTTAGCCGACATCGTCAACCTAGCCCTCCTCAAACTTTGGCGCCAGGGTCACACCATTGTTATGCACGACCACGACGCCTTGACGTTCATGTACCCCGAGAAACGTGAAGATGAGATCATTCCCAAACTCATGGAAGCCCTTGTGGTGCCCATACCGCTGGCAAATGGCCGTACACTACGGATACCATATGATTGCGAGGTGGGATGGAATAAAGGACACTTTGATTCTAAGTCTAACCCCGATGGACTACGAGCTTATTCGGGGACTGACACCCGCAAACGACAACCGATCCGTTCGATCTTGGACACCATAGTGACCAAACACATTGCGAAAGTAGGCTAATGCCCACTCCAAGCTCAGGGAAACGCCGCTGTGAATCATTCATTGACGTCTTCGTCGACTCCACCGCCAACCTCGGAGCCCCGAAGATCTTCCGCAAATGGACCGCCATCAGCCTAATCGCCGCAACCCTTGAGCAAAAGGTTTGGCTCCGCACTAGCCGGCCCCTCCACCCAAACATCTACGTGTTCCTAATCGCAGCTCCGGGTGTAGGCAAAACCCGAACCATCATGGAGGGCAAACGCCTCGCGATGGAACTGGAAGACTTCTACCTCGCCCCAGTTTCCATGACCTTTGCCAGTCTCGTGGACGCCCTTTGCAAATCCAAGCGCACCATCGTCCGCCAACCCGAGGGCGAACTAGTCTATAACACCATGTGGGTTGCGGCCGACGAACTCGGTGCATTCATTCACAAATACGAACCGGAGATGATCGATGGACTATCGCACTTCTACGACCCAACTCCCTACCAACAAGTCCGCCGCACCAACGACATCGACATTCAAATCAATTCTCCTCAAATCAACATTCTTGCAGGGTCCACTCCGCAAAATCTCATGGGATTTATGCCAGACAAGGCGTGGGGTCAAGGATTTTCATCACGTGTTATTATGGTCTTTTCAGATGAACGGATCATCGTCGACGACTTTGGGGATTTTGGGCCTAGCCGAACCGCCGATCTGGTGCATGACCTTAAAATCATCAACGGGCTCTACGGGGAATTCACCGTCACCGAAGAGTATAAGGCGGCTGTAGGGTATTGGCGGGCGCAGGGCGAACCGCCAGTACCAGGGCATCCGAAGCTAATTCACTACACCACTCGACGCCGGGTCCATATCTACAAACTATCTATGATCGCCTCGATCACCAAGTCATCGGCTATGATCTTGACTGAGGCTGACTTCTTGCAGGCTCTGGAATGGCTAGTGCAGGCTGAGACTTTCATGGAAGACATATTCAAAGCCGGGACCACTAATGCCGACGCGGCTGCAATGGATGAGATTCAGCATTTTGTGGTTATTAATGACCTTGGTACGGGAGTCTCTGAGCAGCGAATCGTGCACTTCGCCAGGGAACGTGTGCCACTCACTAGCATCCTACGGATCATCGAGATCATGGAAGGCTCAGGACAAATCTTCGTCCGCCGACGGGATCGGAAGACCCAAGCTCGATACTACTCAGCCTCGCCCCTAGCGGCACCCATTGATGCACCCGAGGTGAAGCCGACGTTGAAGATCATGCAATAAAAATAGTGGGCTCGAAAGGGCCCACTAGTCATAAGCACTGGTTCGAATCATCACCGATGCTATCGTCACCACACCACGGATCTATGCGCCACAGCGCGGGATGGTTTGGTCATTGCGTCGATCGCTCCACACCCAGCGACTTAAAACCCTTAATGTCCTGGGTTGTATGCCGATTCATTTCATTCCGCAGTTGACTAATGTCATGCTCGTTGGTAACGATCGATGCTAAACTAGTCGACTGCGCTTCTTCAACCGAATGCATTCGGTTATAGATCTTATCTAATGCTAGATCAAACCTCACATTCGATTGTGTCAACCCATCCATCGCCACGGCCATGCGATTTAGCGCCGTGGCTTGACTGTTCATCGCTTGATCTAAAGTACCTAGATGGTCTATGGTGTTCTTCTCCAACAACATAAACCCAGTACTTAGCAAACTGGCCAACGCTACAGCAACTGTTTGCCATGTAACAAATCCTTTTGCAACACTATCCCCGTCAGTCATTACCACAGTCCTTGAATTAGACTAGTTAGATTGAATTTTAATCACACCCCCGTATCTTTAGCGGCGGCCTCAAACGCTGCGTCGCACTGAGCATCCAGATCAGTCAGCGACTTCATCTGTGCATCCGTAACATTCCCCGACGCCTGCAACGCAGCGATTATGTTCTTGATCGGCGTTAGGAAATTTGAGGCATCCGCAGCAACAATCGGCACAATAGTCACCAGTGCCTCAACGATCTTGCTGATTACATTCGTGGATGCCACCCCAAGTTCCGGCAGCAAGGCCTCGATCAAGGCCAAGAGGGTTTCAATTGCGGTTGAGATCATAGCAAATCCTCACTTCGAGCTGACGTTATACTGAGTGTAGATGCTCTGGAGAGTGCTGATAGATGCCTCCAGAGTATTATACGACGCAACCGGAATCGCGGCGCCACTATTTGCATTCAGCAATCCTTCGATTGAGTTCCTAGCTGCTCGTCCCGATCGCACTGCGGGGATGATCTTAGCAGCCGCCGCCGAGTTCCGGCACACCACCACGGTCCCACCACAGGGCGGCAGCTGCAAGTACCCTGTAGCGACCGCCTCGATAGCGTCGAAGCTATTTGCAGCTGCCAACGCATACTGTGCGGGGACTGAGGTGGAAGTCACAACGTCCCACGCTTGGGTGATCGACTGACATCCACTCAGGGCCAAGGCCAACCCACCAATAGCTAAAAGATTTTTCATTTCGATCTCCTTATTTAAGCCACCATGCAAGGATCAAGATTGCCTCAATAATCCACGCAACGACAATTGTTCCACCGAATTGGAACCCGCCGCTTACACTGTCAGACATGGCATTGGCACCAATGGCAAGCGCCGTCCAAACAATGGCGCCAATGAAGCCGACGATTGCTAGGACGATCATTTCGGCACCACAGGCACAATTGGTGCATCAACCTGCGGTGCTAGTGAGGTAGCTGCGACAACCTTCACACCATTATCGGCCGCATTTACCGATTGGATCATTGCTGTATGCGTGCGGGTCCATATGCCCCAGATAGTCGGCACAGCCGCCATAGCAGCACTGACTAAGCCTATAACCGCCGTTGCTAGCACAGCCGAATCGGCGGCCGAGATATAACCCTTAGTAGCTAGTGCGCCGGCGATGAATATAACAACCGATCTGATTAGCGAATTCCATTGGTCTTGATTCATTATGGTCTCCTTTCAGTTAGATCAACCCGAGCAAATGCAGGATCACCAGCAGCACGATAATCCCCACGATCCCACCACCCCAGCCATAGCTACCGCCAGGGAACGCGGTGTGCCAACCACTCCAGTATCCACCGCCACCGACTAATAGCAACACGATAATCAAGACAACTAGAATGTTCATGATATTCTCCTTTCACCTATTCGGCAGGGAACGTCCTGCCATGTAATCCCTAAGCGTCGCGGAATGGCCCTTGAGGGTGCCATATCGACCAAGAACCAACCATCCCCAAGGCCCACGAGGGCGTTCGATGCCTTGGGAAACTCCATAGGCAGCCGATCCAACCTTACCGATTTGATCTGGAACCCCAGTCAACGCCCCCGCGAAGTTCGATGCATCGCGGATGATCTTCTCAGAGTACTGAGTATTAAAGGCTTGTTTCTTATCAAGATCCCTCCAGACATCGAACAGCCGTTTACCTTCGGTCGAGAACAACCCAACCTCAGGTTCCTTACCTTGTAGCAAGGCGTTGGTGAACTCCCGCACAAACGGCATCGTAGCGCCTTCGGTGTACAGTATCGACTTCGCCGCCCGCTTGCCCCAGCTTTCATCTGGGCTGGACTGTTGCGGCGAGACGTATTCCTCTACAATCGTGGGCCAGATTGCATAAGCAAACACCCCCGTTGCTACCGTTGCGCCCATCGCCATTGCGGATTTGTGATTGCCTTCTTTAGCTAAATCAAGGGCTTCACCTGCTCGCCACACCGTTTCAAGTTGTCGATTGAATATATCGTTGAAGAAGTTGTACATTGAGGTAAACCCAGGGTCGATCTGCTGGGTGATTAATGGGCGATTGGTAATAGCCGTCGATCCATGTGCTCGACGCACTGAGTAGTCAGCCTCATACACAGCATCGCCGTGGGATTTACCTTCACCACGCGCCTGATCATAGCGGGCCAACCATGTCGGTACCGCAGACATCAAATCTGACAATGCCACTGGCTTCGAGCTAAGCTCCATAATGGTCTGTCGTAGTTGACCATACTTTGATCCGGCCTGCAACTCACCGGTTGCCCCGTACAGATTCTCATGCCAGTTTCTACCGCGGCGTTGGAGTTCTAGGGAATTGTTCATGGCGAATCGGTAGTTGCTATCTCCAGTTTCCTCATTAATGGTGAACATACTGCGCACGGCCTTGAGCAAAGGCATAGCACCGACTTCTTTAATACTAAGCCCAAGGGCGGTGGGGCCATGCTTTAATACTGTCCCGGGGTTAAGGCCAACCAATGCGGTGATCAGATTCTGTCGCATGAACTCGCTAACTGAACCCAGCACTCCCGCATCATGCATCGCGGCGTTTGAGGCATTGGCCACGCCACGAAGGTAAGGGATCAACTGCTCAACATATTCCTTACCGTAATGAGTCTGGATCGCCGCGCGAATCTCTGGATCCTTAAACACCTTCACCGCATTCAACACCGCAGGGCGAACCGCTGTGTTGTGGATCATCTGGGCGAGGCGGTTAGGCATTTGGTTAAGGGTTAAAGCTGTGGGTGCCGAGTATCCCGTTCGATCATTCTCATACCCGGCGCCCGGCATCGCCCGATCAAATCCTTCGAAGCCATCGCCCATCAGCCCAGCGTTGCCCATTAACTTGCGGCTGGTACCCTCAAATAGATCGTGGTAGATCATCGGGTAGTAGCCACCGCGATAGGTGCCGTGGGGTGTCTGCACCGGCACCGCCTGGATTCGCTGTGCAGGCACTCCAGAGATCGACCGATACATCGTGTCCGATCGGTCCTTGGCTTCTTCGAATATATCCCAGATCGCCTGGACTCGATCCCAATCGTGTTCGGTAGCGTTATTCCAGACCCAGCCCATAATAGCATCCGGCTCCAACCCCCAGCCCTTAGCCATCTTGGCGAGGTTGGATTTATTACCGACGTTAAGCATGATCGAGTGGAGAGCCTCGCGGTTCATGGTCAGCAGATGGTTACCATATCGCTCAGGTGATTTAAACAAATCATTCGGCACATTACGATTCATATCGTCAATGTCCTTGAGCGCCCCAAGCTTCTTTCCAAATTCCTTCTTCCAAGCATCGGACTGATTCACACCATCGACTAGATCACGAAGAACGTATTGCTTCCACGGCCCATTAACATCAAATCGATCCCATCGATTCAGTATGTTCTCCATCGCCAGGGTCCTAGCCAACATCGCTCGCGGAACCTTGGACACAATCGACGACCCACCTTCGAGATTAGCCTCACTAGACTTGAACCTCTCGATGGATTGAATCATCTCCCGTTTCTTTTCCTCGCGATCCGCTTCGTCACCGGCCTTGATCAGCTTTCGTTCCTCGCGCCCATTATGGGCAATGGTCTCGATCGAATCGCGAACCGAACGAAACTCGGGGACTGAGAGTTCTTTATAGTTCTTCGTCCACTTCGGATCGTACAACTGATCCCAAACCGGCATAGCCTGCAACCATTGGGTTTTGTTCTGCACGAAGTCTTGTAGGGTCTTACTGGTTGATGCATCGATCTCACGTTGCAGATCATCACCGCTTCGCCGAACCTTCTTACCAATCTGGGCCATAATCTGGTGAACCCAGTTAGTATACTCCGGATCCATCGAGGGCTGAACTTGCTTCGCCAATCGCTTTGTGGTCTTATCGAACTTAGCGACTTCCTTCTCAACCGCCCGACCCTCAGCAGCTACCATAGCCCCCAGGGTCTGCCGCTGTAGTGCTTGGGTCGCGGTAGCGAAGTCACCGCTGACCAGTGCCTTCTCGGCGATCTTTGCCGATTTACCCATGTCCTGCATTAGCTTATAGGTATTAATACCATACGCCCGCATAGAGTTGATAACATTCTTAGCGGCCGACTTCATCACTTCTTTATCGACGATAGTGACCCCGGCCTTCATGGCAGTTGCCATTAGCTGTTCATGGAGCAGATTGATATTTGTCTCAGACAGGGCGGTGTCTTTAGCCTCGTCCATGATGTTGTCTTCAAGTCTACCGTACCGCATCTCCATTCGCCGATCAGTCTCGGTTCCCACTAACTGATGCATGAAGTCCATCGACTGCATCCGGCCGCCCTCAGGAGTGCGCTTCATGGACTCGAGGGCGCCAAGACGTTGGATCATTTCATCGCCGGATCCATAACCAAACATTCCAGCGACCTGATCAACAGGCAGGCCATTCTTGGAGTAGTAATGATCTGGAAGCGCGGCCTTTTGTTCTGGGGTTAGGTCTTCCTCACGAAGCGTATAGCGCTGCTGAAGCTTCTTGCCGAACAACTCGCCCGACCCGAGGAACTGATCCGCTGCCACATCCGGTCGCTGACGAATCTCCGCTCCAACTTCCTTTGCCATCTCGACCCGGTTTGCTTTCCATTCCTTGGTCTGGCGATGGGTTTCTTCCTTAGCGGCCCGTTTGGTCGCAGTCTCGAGATCTTCTTGATAGCGCTTGTCTAGGCCCGCCATTAGCTTATCAAAGGTCTTGCGATCGAGGCCGACCGATTGGGCTTGGAGATTGTCGCGCCCTTCAAGAGACTCCCTAATATCAAACGCCCCCGCCGACCTAGGCTCTCCAGCCGGACGCTGGCCAACCTCACCGGAGTGTACCTTTGCAAATACATCTTCCCAGGTTGCCTCTGGGCCAAACCCAAGCTTGGCCTTAATCAAATCAAACAAATCCATAATCTTCTGGAACACTGCCCCGACACCGGTCTTCGGCCGAACATCCGGAGCTTGAGCCGCCCATTCTTGGAATGCCTTGGCGATGGATTCCTCAGTACGCCCGTCCTCAGTCACATGGGCGTAGCGATCGTTAATACCATAGCGATCCGCCCAGCCTTCGGATTTGGCAGCATCGGCAAGAGTCGACCATTCTTTATCTGTGAAGAAATTATATCCGCGCAGAAAATGCACCGCCTCGTGGCGGCCAGTTGCTGTAACATCCGGCCTCAACAGATCCAACAAAATAGTAGGCGGTGCACCCCTGTTCGGCACATATGCTCCACCGGCCCAGCTGCCAGCCTTTTCACTATACAGACCGGTTGTAGGCTCAATCCCAACCTTCTTGCCGGTAATTCGCTGGAGCTCATCCATCGCAGCTTCGCCGAACTTGACCTGTTCAGGGGTCCATTCGACTGAGGCGGCATCCTTGGCTAATAGTGAAGTGTTACCGTACCGATGCCAGCCGTTTGCTAGAATGTCTCGGCCCCGATTGTATTCTTCTAGCGACGGATCATCGACACTCAGCTTAACCTTCGGCAATGGCATCGGACCAAAGTCATTCGCACCTTCTCGTGCGCCAGACACTCTATGCCCAGTGATGTAGTCATAATCAGGATACAGCGCCTTGATCTGCCGCTTAAGGTCCATCATCAACGCTGGGCCAAACGAATTCGCCCACAGTCCACCCACGCCATTGATCATGTTGACATACAGCGTCCGGTCCGCTCCCGGTGCAATCTCAATATCTCCGACATGCTTACCGTTCTCGTCCAGCATGTTCAAGGTTTCAAGCTTGCCGCCGAACTGCTCGGTGAACTGATTGTCCTCGGTGACCCCCTTTATTAGACTTAACTTCCGATCGCCGAGGCTAAACATTGGCTCAAGCCCCGATGATCCCCTCACCGCGGCCAGAGGCGCATCCACCATGGCTTTGGGCTGGCTTTCCGCTGACTCGCCTGCTTCCCGTGCTGTGATACCACCCGGCCAGACTCGAATGTCATCATGAAGGCCCTTTGCTACTTGCGGATCGACCCGAGTTAACCAATCTTTGAGCGGAATGCTAATGTCGCTACCAATATCTCTAGCGGCCATCAGCTGCGATTCAATGTTCGGCGCCCACCCCAACAATCCATCATCAGGCATAGGAATCTTATCACCATATAATTTTAGCACCGCATCGGAATGCACTCCCAGTGATATATCACCCAATGAACCAATAGTCTTAAACATCTCTGGACTACGTCCATGAGTAGCTGAAGCCTGTGCATTCTCAAGGTCAGCCTCAATTCTATCCACCACTGCCGCATTGACCTCGGCCTTGGCCCGATCAATCAGCGGATGCACTCCATTTGGTGGTTCAAGACCATTATCAGTCCATGGCTTAGCGGCATTATAAGCTTCTTGAAACTGTATAAATGCTTCATGCTTAGCGGGATCAAGCAATGGATTAACAGGTTTAGCCCCAGCCTCTGGCGCATGCAGCGGAATATCTCCCCGCATCATAGCCCATTGGGTCATGGCTTCGGCTTCACGGCCCAGTTGCTCACCGCCGATCGCTGTACCGGCTTGCTTAGCAGCGCCAGTCGCAGCACCAGCCACAGCGCCCATACCAGCCGACGCCGCTCGTTCCAGCGCCTCCAGCACCAACCACCCAGCCGATGACGTGGCCCAAGCAAGTCGTTGGGTCTCGGGATTGAAAGACTTTGAGGCAGCTTCACCAGCTTCCTGCCCTAGTGGAGCATCGCCCCAACCAGATTTAATTCCTTCCCACATTCCCTCGCTGGTACCGGCGAATGGCGCACTAAGTGTGTCGCTTAACTCTTCCATCCAGTTTTTTGTTACAGCCAATGAACGAGTATACTTATCTAGGTTCCCCCAGTCGTCATTGGACACTGACGCTGCCATCGGATGGGATTGCAGATAGGTTACTAAATCTGGATTGTTCAACACCAATTGCTGGGCAGCGAATTTCTTAATCTGATCCTTCTGCTGGTCAAGGTTGCTTAAGGTCCAAGGCGCTGGAGCACCTGTGATACTAGACAGATCAGTTGCCTCAGCGGCATCATCGGGATTCGCATCCAGTCCCCGATTAATTTGATTCGCAGTCTCGCTGCGAAAACTCGCCAAGCCCCTTGCAACGTCATCCGACCCAACATAATACGGATCAATCGTTGGATCAAAGTCGGCCCCAGGATCCATCGGAGTTAGCTTGTTCACTGGGGAACCCTCTCAGTGGACTTGGGTTTGACTGGCTGCGAGGCTTGGCCGTATTTCATATAGATCATTCGCATTGCTAGATCGTTGACCAGCTTGCTATCCGCTTCGCTATCAAAGTTCGGGTCGCGGTTGTATTGCTGTCTAAATGCTGTTGTGCCCACCTTCTTGGCTTGCGGACTGAACTCGATCATTGAATCGAACGGCTGTTTGGTGTTAATCTCACGCAGTCCACTGAACCAAGCGCCAGCGTTTTTATTAATTAAGCCCTGCGCAATCTCAGTCAACTCCTTGTCGTTCTTGACCGACCGTTCAGCGCCAAGACCATAAGCAACAATAGCATCATGATAGGCAGTTTGAAACTTGTTGTATTCGTCAGGGTTAGACTTCTTGTCAATTCCGTTATCCGTCAGCATCTGCTGCACCGACCCCAGCGTCAGCGCATGGGTCATGTTGGGGTTTTGTATCTGCCCGTTGATGACCTCGCCTTGAACCTTCAACAATCCCTGACGCTGTTCACGAGTCAGCGAACTGAAGTTAGGGCTTAGCAGATCGGCATTGGCGAGATCATTTAACTCATCCGGAGTTGATCCGGCATCTCGATTGATTCCAATCTGCATCAACTTGTAATACTGCAAGTCGCCTTGCTGATTATGTACCACTCCACCGACAGACTGGTTCTTGCGGATCTGTTGCAGCACCACGGACTGCGACTCAGGGGATAGCTCAAGGTAATGGCCCTTGAAGTCCGGATTCGCTGCCTCAGCCGCCTCAATGGAAACCGGGACCTTGCCATCTTTGCTATTAGTCCCGTCGATAGTCTGTAGCAACGACGAGCGAGCCATTTGCTCAGATTTGAAATCAACCTGTTGGCGGGTGTTCCAGAGAGTAACAGCGCGCTGCTCAGCATTGTCGGCAAGCTCACCGTTGCCGGGATCGGCCTTAGCCGCAGCACCCCTAGCCTTAGCGGCGATAGCGGCAGGCTTGGTGTCAGTGTCTGTGCCAACGTTGACAGTGTGCGCAATTGTGCTGGCGGTTTTATTCAACACCGCCGAGTCGATGCGGCCTTGGATAATATCCGCATCGGCAGGCTGCAACAACCCTTCCGAAGTCATCTTCTTGAAGAACGCCTTGCCATCGGCCGGGTCGGCGTTGCTGCGGGAGATGGCTACTTTAGCGATTTGCTTGGACAGATAAGGTGCAGCAAGATTGTCATTATCCGGTGTGCCTGGAGCAAACCCAGTTAAATCATGTACGTGATTCGCGGCAGTTTGTTTAATAGTATTAACTATATTATCGAAGTTTGGTCCGTCAGTAACATTTACAGTTGCTAACAGGTTCCCAGACGCATCAATTTTACCTAGGCTAGCTTGCTTCTCAGCCTCATCCATCCCCTGTCTAGCTAACAAACTACCATGCCAGATCATCATGGATTGAGCGCGTCGAGTGTCACTAAGATATGCTCGCGTACCGACTGGGCTTAGTCCATTAGCTCCGTCGTCCCTAATCTTATCCATATCAGTTTGATACTGTTTAAACCCGTCAATCCTTTCTTGACCCCTAAGCTGATCAAACTGCAAATAGCGTTCGTTCATCTTCATAAAGGCATCAGCCGAGGCTGCATCAGACTTCATGCCTTCATTAAGCTCTTGCATCGCGTAGGCGCGGTCGAATAATTCCTTGCCTGCGCCCTGCACCACCTCGCCCATATGGGTGATGGCCCCGGCCGTAGCACCACCAAAGGCTGCAATAGGAGTATCAACATGAACTTGCGGCAGCGGGTTTAGCTGCGGAGCAACATCCATAGTGCCGCTGTAGGGGACTTGGCTAGCCATTAACTTGCTACCTGATTGTACTTAAGCCATTCGCTAGACACAGAACTAACGCCACCAAGAATAGATGACGCAGCCCCAATCTCACCAGCAGACATAGCATTGGCTCCGGCCTGGGAATATAATTGAGCCTGCGCCCCGGCAACAGTGGCTTGTTCAGTGTAGCCATAGGCCGTTCTAGCTGCGTTAGATCTGATCACATCGGTATCGAGCTGATTTAGGTGTCGTTGGCTGTCTTGGACTTGTTTATTAGACCCTGAGTTTACATCAAATCCGCTGGAGGCCTGGGAAACCTTGATCTGGCCCATTTGTGTAGCTTGTTTGAGCCCAGCCTGCTGAGCCTGTTGCTCACCTTGCTGAGTGGCAAATGTAGCATTCTGCAGATCAATTTGTTGATTAAGATTTGCTATACCAGACTGATAGTTGTACATTGACTGATTAGCACTACCAGACGATAGCGAGCCGAATGCGGACAGCAGCGATCCGGCACCGGTAGCGCCTTCAGTGACGCCAGCGATTGCACTAGGACTACTCATGTTGTACCTCGATGGTGAATTTAATTAGACCCAGTTCGACTGGACCGAACTGTGCGCCAAGCGATTTCAACCAAGCCATGCTACTGGGATGGCCCGTGCAATGGCCAAAGAGTTCGGGGTATCGATAATGAAATGCCGGTACCCAGCGCCGGGCCAATCGAGCCACCGCCAATCGATGATTGCTGGTGGCTTCGGTGGTGTGGACCCAAACGTAGGCTGAATCGGATAGGGTTGAGGTTGGGACAAACCCAATAAACCCAAGCAGTTCATCGCCAAGTCTAGCCTCAAGTAACGGATCGGCCAACCTTGAGGCCGCGATCAAAGCAGCTGCACCAGTCCAGCCCTGGACCAAGCTTTGCAATCTAACTAAACTAATCGCCTCCATCCGCGCGTTCATGGATCATCCTCGGTTATTAGAGTTGGGAACACACCAAGAATAGTTGCGGGATAGGGATTAGCTTGTTCAATACAATACTGCCCCGGAACCGTGTAGGTTGGGTCCATATAAATACGTGCATCCCCGGTGTACAATCCATTTACAACTTGCGACTGCTGCCCAGTGAGCATTGAGTTAACATTACCTTGCACAAGATCTTTCATGTTGGTTAGATGATTGAAGTCATTACCAACCTTGAGCCCGAGGGTATTTGCCACCCTGACCACCACAGGGTCGATCTTCTTGAGCTTGCCCTGGATCTGGGTGCGGCTGGTGTCGATCGCTAGAGTTTGGAGTTTGCAAGTGTAGCCCAGACCGATCGTAACCACGGTATAGCCAGTTGCACCAACAGGTATCGGCGCAGGTAAGGTAAACTGCCCTCCAATAGGCATGACGAACGGCGTGATGATTGTGATGTTGCCGAGATTATCGGTAGCCAGCCCGGTGACTGTGCAAGCATTGAGTTGTTCAGCGCCTTGAAAGCTTAAGGTTGCGGCGCCGTTGTATTGCAACCCAGCATCCACGCACCAAGCTCCAGCCAGTCCGTCGACCAAGGCGCGGTCGTCGTTGCGTTCGATATATTGAACTGTGTGGCCATTAACCACACGCTGTATACAGGTATATACAGCATCAACATTACCAGCATCCGAGGTGGCCTCGGTTACGGTGCAGACTGACTGGTATGTACCTTGCGTAACCTGGTGCGACCAGCCAACAAACTCTTGCTCTTTCAAGAACGTTAAGGTTAGCATCAACCCATCACTACGCGTGGCCCAAGCCACATAGAATGGCGACTCGGCCCACGCCCAGCCAGTGATGGTGTAGCCGAAGAATAGGTGAGAGGCTGTGACTGAGATGTCGGTACCGGTGAAGACATTGAAGTAGATATTGTAGGTCAAGTCCCGAACCGCCGAGCCCTTGGACTGCACAAACAGTACATCATAGTTGGCTACAATAGGCGGCACATCGCTAGTGCCAACATTGGACTGTACATTGGCGACGATGGCAGTGGGCGACACAGCAGATCCCGATGAGCCGCCATTGATAAGCCAAGTGGATTTATCGGTCAGCACTAGCATACCAGCTGTGGAGGACACAATAGACTTAATTGTGTTCAACACCCCAGATACCAACGTCTCGGTAATGGCATTGCTAGCAACAACCGGATCGGTGACGTTGAAGTTGAAGTACGATCCGGGCTGAGACATGTAGAATGTTTGGGGAGCACCAAGAGGTGCAGCCAATACAAGTCGCTGCTGAAAAAAGCTCGGAACTGTAGGGTTGCCATTAGAGGTCGCTGTGAGCGTGGCAGTCGCTGCGGCTGCACCGGCGGAAAACACCGGAGTTGGCGCTGAACTATACCCAGCGCCTTGAGTTAGCACGATACCCTGTGTCACACCCCAAGTAACGGTAGCCGTGGCTCCCGTGCCAGCCCCAGATGTTGAGATTTGAACTATTGGATTACTAGGCGTTGAGCCGGAGGTAATAGATCCGGCATTAGCAATAGCCCATGAAGTGATTGTGCCGCCGCTAATAGTAAGCACAGTTAGCACTAAACCATTGCCAAAGTTAACCGTATCACCAATAACAAATCCGGTACCAGCACCAGTTATGGTCGGCACTGAGATTGCACCAAGACTGGCTATAGCTGTCGCGCCTATGCTAGGGGAGCCACCGGAAAACGAAATGAGTGGAACAGTGGTATAAGTGCCTGTAGCAGTGATGGTTAGATAACCGAGTCCGCTACCAACAAATGGGTTCTGTGCGACTGGCGGTGACTGCGAGAAGTCTGCACCAATATTGGAGTCGATAAACTGTGTACCTTTGCAAGTACCAATGAATCCATAGCTAACACCACTCGGCACAACACCAAAGT